AATGGTACCCAAGTAGCCTTAGCCATCTCCAGAAGGTTCAAGAGTGTACACAACTTTTTCAAGAGTTTGTGAGGAAGTAGGGTATCCTTGATACAGTACTCAGCAACTTCACCCAACTTCACCGGATCACCCTCTTTGTAGCGAGCAAACATTTCTTTTGGGGACATGTCAATCTTTTGGTCATCAAGGTACAACTTTGAAACATTGTTTAAACTATATGAATCCAATTTGTAGCCCTTCTTAACTTCATGGAACATATCGAAGATAAATCGTCCAGACATTGGAAGTAACTTCAGGAAGTTGTCACCCAAAGCACTTGAACTTAATTTTTTCAGGTTGAGTTGACAAGATTCATCGTTTAATCTTCCAAGTTTGTAAAAGTTTGGATTACATCTACAGTATCGAGCTCGCTTATAAATATACTCAAGATCGAACCCGAAAATATTCCACCCAGTGATGATATCAATGTTCTTATCGTGTAGATACTTTTGAAACGCTTCAAGCATTTCTCGCTCAGTGTCGAAACTTATAACATCAGGACCTTCTGTCTTCTTGTAACATAAACACACCTTTTCATAAGGTTCATCTGTTCCAAATTTACAAAGTGAGACTGCAATCTGAAAACAAGCATCACCAGGAACTTCTGCATTTGGAAATTTACCCGTTGAACTATTACATTCTATATCAAACGATCCCACGACGAATGGGGCAATATCATCTCGATCCACATGCTTCAGGGAAGACCAATCATTACACCATAGGTCTATATCTACCTTGGCAAGATGTGATCGTACACACTTAACACCAGTGTCGATCCACCCGGTTGATTGAATACCAGTTCGATGCATCAGGCGAAGAACTGGATCGAGGTTAGACTCATACACTTTCAACACTTTTGTCCCAGAAGAAAGGTCCATAGGTCTTCTCAAAAAACCATCAACACGTCGACGAGCTGCGAGGTTCGTAAAGTTGATTTTCATAAAAAAGAACTCTTCATTGTTTTGAAATCCCCAAACATCCTTGGACTTTGCCATAGAATATGACGTGACACATTCAGGACATTTCCTACACAGAAGATTATAGATTTCATTAACTGTTTGTTGCGACGTTCCGAATGTAAGTTTTATGAAAAAATATGGACTAAATGATGTAGTCACACAAACCGATTTACCATCCTCAGTCTTCCCAAATATACTGACATGGTGCTCATCTTCCGTGTCTCTAGGTTCCCATGTGAGAGCCTGGAACACTACCATATCAATATATTCACCCAATTTTTTAATATCATTTACTAATAAATGTCTGCCGCTTTAATTGAGCTCGTGTCAGTGGGTGCCCAGGATGTTTACATCACGGGTGAACCCCAGGTCAGCTTCTTCCGCCAGAACTACAAACGTTACACCAACTTCGCTATGAAGCCCGAACGTATGGACTACATCGGCACTTTCGGAGCGAACAATGAAATCTCTGTTCCTATCCGTTCCAAGGGTGATCTCATGAGCTACATCTGGATCGAAGATACTCTTGTTTCTAATGTGCAAAACAACCCCGATGGTCTTTTCTCTTCAACCGCCGCCAACCCCACCGAGTTCAGTCTGTGGATTGGTGGACAAAAGGTTTCTCAATTGGATTCACTCTTTATTCAGGGTGTATACAACCCCCTCATGCGTGACACTACCGCGAAGGCGTCTATGGCTGCCACAACTTCTGTACTGAAAACCAATCATGGTGGCGACCACTACATGATTCCATTCTTCTTTGGTGAAGATTGGACCAAGTGTCTCCCTTTGGTGGCCCTCCAGTACCACGATGTTGAGATTCGTATCAAGTGTCGCGACGGTTACACACCTACTGGTAGCCCAAAAATTTGGGGTAACTACATGTACCTCGATACCGATGAACGTAAGTTCTTCACGGATACCGAGCATGAAATTCTCATTACCCAGACACAGTATCAACCCGCCTCAAGCACTGATACCGAGATTGATCTCAGCTACTTCAATCACCCCGTCAAGTCTCTTCACCTCGTTTCAGGTAACACTACCGGTGGTGACGACTGGGACACCGAATTCAACTTCGATAAAACTTCCCTTTACATCAACGGTGTCCCCCTTTTCGAAGATACATCGAGTGTCTACCACCACACAGTGATTCCCGAAATGCACTGTACCGATCTTCCCGATGATATTCTCGAGGATCTTCCCACTTTCACGTGGCCTTTCTGTCTGACCATGAGCAAGATGCAGCCAACTGGTACACTAAACTTCTCGCGTATCGACAACGCTAAGCTTACCCTCACCAACCCCTCAGGTGGTAACCAGCTTCATCGCGTCTATGCGGTCAACTATAACATTCTCCGTGTGAAGAATGGTATGGGTGGTGTCGCTTTCGGTAACTAATTCGAATCGATTTTATTTTTTTTTCAATTTTCCAATTTGTGAGTCGATGCATTCGTGTCACATTTAGGGTTATACCGCACTTTTTCACACTTAAGTGCCTTCTCTGTAGCGGCTAAACGGCTATCCATTGAACGCTTAGCAATCTCAGTAGGATTGAGACGAGTGGAGGACACATTCGCTTCTTTCTCCACTTCTTTCTTCTTATCCATATATATCATGAACGCCCCTATCCTTTATTACTGTAAAGCTTGTCAGAGGACCTATGATGGTCATGCACAATGCTGCTTCGAGATGGATCATGTAGAAGTTAAAATCCCCGTAGATACCAAATGATCCCACTCGTGTTCATCGGTGGTCTCGCGGCCCTCACAGCCTACACATATTATGGTCAGAATCTCGTGTCCGCAGAAGAAGCCAAACGACTCATTAAGGATGGTAAGATAAAGAAGGTTATCGATGTCCGTACTGCTGTTGAATGGCGAGCTGGTCACTATCCCAGAGCCTTACACATACCTGTGGATAAGATCAATGAAAAAACAACTACAGAACTCCCCAAGCGGGGATTACTCGTCTATTGCAACACTGGACAGAGGGCCAGATTTGCAGCAGAGAAATTAGAAGGTCTCGGGTTCAAGGATGTGTACTACATCGCTGGACTTTACACAAGTTTACTTTAGTTTTTAAATATCAGAGTACCCGATGTACCCCTCTTTCTTTACGGTCCCAATTGGAAGTGTGTCAATCACCTGAATATCTGCCGTGACTGTCGACTTCATAGTTCCAGATTTCATCTTGGGTGGTATCATCGGGGTCTCTTCCTCTTCCTCTTCCTCTTCCTCTTCCTCTTCTGGGGTCTCAGGGGCGGGACCTGGGGCGGGACCTGGGGCGGGTTCGGGTTTGGAAATCTTTTTCTTATCAAAGATGTAATTAAAGTTTGTCGCTACTACGAGAACGATGATAAATATCAAAGCCATCACAAGTCTGTATTCGACACCTTTCATTATATAGTAGTACAAGATTTTTTCAACTGATTTAGTCTGTCGATTTCACGATTCATAAAAATAGTGAGTTGAGTAACATTACCTTCAAGTGTAACAAGTCCATGTTGCTTCAATGATGTGACATTTTCAATTCGTGTCATGTCGACCCATGACATTTTTGACACCGGTGTCTTACTATGATGTATAGTCAATACAGCTGCATCCCTTTTCACCTCTTTTGGAAGTTGGTCACCGTCGTAACACACTACAACGTGAGCGCCTGGGTAACCACTCGCATGCATCCACCAACACTTTGGGTCACTCGAGTTTGTAAGCGCATCATTTTCTTTCGCAGATTGTCCAACTCGTATGATGACACCATCTTGTGAGGTATATTCGAGCATTATTTTTTCCTCATTACAAATACTATGCACGTAGTTCTTAAGCCCAGTCCAACTGTGAGCCATAAGTATCGTGTGATTCTCCCCAGTAAAAGAACTATAGACTTTGGTCAAACCGGGGTTCAATATTTCCCTGACCATCGTAATCCCCGTCTTATGCGCGCACAACTTCTTAGGAAAGGGGCCATCATTCCTAAGGAGCTGCGAATAGAAAGAGATCAGTATGAGATACAAAGGGGGATGTTGAAAATTAAAGAAAGTACAGAAGAAGATTGGGAAGATTTCTTCAGGGCTGAATATTGGGAGAGATGGATATTACACACTTACCCTAATATAGATAAGGCTAAATTGTATATGACTATGAGTCAAGGTATACTTTTCATGCCTCAAGCTGAAGATTTATGGTTCGCTAATTGCCGGTAGATCCAAAACCACCCGAACCCCTCTCCGTATCCTCAACGATACTAATCTCCTCAATTGGAGGTGTCTCACAACGCTCTAAAATAAGTTGCGCGATTCGATCACCCTTCTTGATTTCAAAGTCTTTCTCTCCATGGTTGAACAAGATAACTTTGATTTCACCGGTATAATCTGGGTCAATGACACCCGCACCAACATTGATGCAGTGCTTTGCGGCTAACCCCGAGCGGGGAGCTACACGACCGTATACACCTGGTGGAAGA